GTCGACTACAAAAACTGGCTTCGTCAATATCTGTGTATGGTATCATTTCTCCTTTCTTAGATGCTGGTGTAATAGTCATGCCAAAGTATTCCTTCATAGGTGTTACGAGGGTACAACCATTGTATCGCTCTGAGACGTCAGGATGGACAGCGAATATACAGTCATCACCACAGATTTTCGCGTTAACATTACGGAGGAAATCCTGTACGTTCCCTCCGAACTCTTTCTTATAACAGTAAGCTAGCATTATCAGGAACCCGATACTATCGATGTATGAAGTACCGTATGCTCCTGATACAAAGCCTCCCTGCTTATTAACTATGGTGTTCTTAAAGATAATAGGCATGAAGGCACATTCAGAGAATAGTGTTTTAATGGTGGTATGGTATCTCTCCTCATAAAATTGTGATGTGAAGGTGCCAACTGCTTTTATTACGGCACCGTTGAGGGAGTGGTCATAAGCCGAGACGTCTAACGATGTGATACGCCGGCTCATAGTAAGAAGACTCTGCCCCAAGGCATGCCAATCCCGCATAGGATACATGGCAAACTGGAATGGACTGTCTGCACCCATGCGAGAAAACATGTCTTGAATCGGAGCAATAAACTTCTTACAATTAACGATGGTCGGGAAAGGGACATTGTAAAACACTCGTTTCTTCCATTTCTTCTCTGGAGCTAGCAACTCAGCTTTGTAGTTTGCATCAGCAGGGTATGATAGTCGAACCCCTCTCTGTGCATAACTAAGTTGTGCGTCAATTTCTCTCTTCAGTTCAGGAATAGGGTCTTGTGTTGCGTTTACTAAATTTCTTTTCTCGGCCTTGCCTAACATAACACGCATGGTCACTCCGGCTGATGTGGATAGATCCATGGAGGTAGCCTCATAACTTCCCTTGATGGCTTGAGACATAGATAGAGGTTGTTTAAGGGGTTCACCCTGTTTTAACTGATAGTAGCCTGACAATTGTTCAGCGATGTCATCAAGCTCTTCCTGGAGATTAGCTGAGTAGTAATTTGTCTCAAGACGCTTTGCTCTAATCAGGAACGGATGTTTCTTCCCATTCGCGTCATCGGGTATCTTCTCTGGATGGTCCATAAAAATTTCAGCTTCTGACAGCACCGGCTCCTTGATGTCAAATGAAGCGGTGGTTTCGGGAAAGTCATTACAAAATATCTTGTGACACTTCGAGTCCATAGGCTTGGGGTTGTTTAAGTAGCCAAGGACGGACACAGCGCCACCGACTGACGGATCGTAATCTGTGCATGTTCGTG